GTTGCTTCTGCTACAGCTTTCTCTATAGCTTTAGGTGTATTAGGTACTCCCAATACATCAGCTATCATGTTTGCTGCCATTCCTCCCATCGGTCCACCCAAGGCAGTACCTAATGTAGGTGCAACAGCTCCAACTATGTTTTTTAATACGTTTTTCATTTCAGGCTCCTAATACCATTTTTTGTAATTCAATACTTCTTCTACCTACCTGTTTAAACCAACGACTATCTTCCATTTCAACTGCCATAGTTTTCCAGTCATGGTTTCTACAAGCTTTTAACATATTTCTAAACTTGGAAAGTCTTGAACCTCCTAGATTAAAACACATGTTTACTAACACTCTTTGTATAACTTCAGGAAGTTTATCCCAATCTTCATTGCTTCCAAAGACATGTATAGCTTCCATATAGTGTTTATCAAAGTCATCTTCATAATACATATCTACAACTTCTTGCGGTACTTTAGTTCCTACTTCCCAGTTATATTCAGGGTCGTTAGGTTGACAAAGGTGTCCAACTCCTAAAGTTTTATAGCCTAGGCTATCCATATAAATTTCTAAGACCTCACCTTCGTGTCTCTTTATTTCAGCTTTGCAAAGTTCTATGTTCATAATTAATTTCCTTTTACTTTTACCATGTCTTCTATTAAAATATAAGTTGGTCCTTCATCCAATCTATTTTTTGTTTTAATAACTTTTATATTATTATCATCTAAAAATTTTCTAACTGTAGGTCCTACATCACTTATATAGCTTTTTTTACCTAACCTATTTTTAAAAAAATTTAATTCATTAAATTCTTTTTTAGAATTGGCATTCTTTATTGCATTATCTAAAGATATTCTAAATTTTTTAGGAGGTCTTTTAGAATTTAAAACTTTATTTTTACCAACACTTATTAAATTTTTAAGAGATGAAATATCTGAAGTATCTATAGGATATTGTTCTCCTTTAAGACCATAATCAGCAGATATCCCTCCACGTTTAGAAGTATAGATAGCACTTTGTAATCCTTCATTAGGTTTAGAAACCATAGCATTAGCAGCTTTTATTTCTTTTAAATCTTTTACAGAGCTACCATGTATTACTTTTTTAGGCATTAAAGCTTTTTGTGTTATTTGTTCAGAAATCTCTACAGCTCCTTTTACTCCTTTTAATCCTACTCCTCCTAAAATTTCTAAGGCAGGAAAAAAAGGTTTTAAACCTTGGTCTTCATCATAAATTCTAACTAATTCTTTTGGAACTCCACCATTTTTTAATTCAATTCTTTCTATTTGTTCAGCGTAAGGTTTTCCAGTAAAGGGGTCAACTCTATCTGCTGGGTCTTCTTGTACGTTAGGTACTAAACCTCCTGTTTTATAATTTTCTCTAAGTTCTTCACGTATTTCTTCTATTTCTTCTCGTTGTGCTTTGTAGTTTTCAGGGTCAAAGATTACAGGTAGTCCACTTAACTTTCTATCTATAGAATCTACATCAAGTAAAGCATTTAAAAAATCATCTGTATCTTTAGAAGCTTCTAACAATTTTATTTTTAAATCATCTGAAATACCTAAAGGTGTAAATGTTCTATTTTTACCAATAAAAGCACTTCTATCTTTCCTACCTATACCTGCTTCTTCCATAAAAGTTATAGTATCTAAATTAAATCTTTCAGCAGACTTAGTTGTTTTTTGAAACTTAGCAAACTCTTTGTAATATTTTTGATTTTCTTTTAAATAATGATTAGTAAAAGTATCTACATCTAATGTTTCTCCTATACCATTATCTAAACGACCAAGTCTTTTATTTTTTTGTCTTCTAAAATTTGAAGCTTTAAATTCATATACATTTTCCATGTATTCTTTATTTAATGGTTGATTACCCCAACCTGTAACAAATTTTAAAAATGCTTGTTCTTGATAAATATCTTGGTCCCACTTTGTTTGTTCTTTTCCTAAAGTTTCAACATAATCTCTTCCTCTAGTAATTGTACCGGGAGTTACTGATTCAAACAAATTACCCATAAGAATTGTAAGATTATCTAAACTTGTAAGATTTTCTAAGTATTCTCCTGAATCATCAAACTGTGCTGTAGGGTCAAGAGGATTTTTCATTAATCTTCCATCTAAAGTTCTACCACCTCTTAGTATATAATTACTTAATTGTTCTTGTATAATTGATTCACCTAAAAATGGAGAAACAGTTTCAGTTAATGTAGTTGTAATTATATCTCTTATTAATCCTTCTTCATCTACGTCAGGGTCTGACATAGCTTTATTTATTATTATTTGAAAAGGTTTTTTAGGAAAATCAAAAGCATCCCAAGAACTTATATTACCTATCATGGGGCTGCCATCAGGAGCAACAGAAACAAAAATATTTGCATTTTGCATATAGTCAGGTAAAAAATCTTTAGCTGCTTCTATGTCATCTTCTCCAAAACCTGTTATAGCTTTACTTCCTGTTTCTAATGCTTTAGCACCTCCACCAGCTACAGTTGTAAATGAAGCTAATCTTAATTGTCCTCTTCTTTTTATTATATTACCAGCTTCTTTTTCTCCTTGCTCTATAATTTTATTACCTGATTTTATTTCTTTAACACCTCTTATCACACTATTTGCAGAAATCCTAACTGACTCTGCCATAAATGAGAAGAAACGACCAAAGAAAGGAGTTCTTCTTAAGTCTTGTAAAAGCTCTGGAACTAAATCATAGTTTGGTAAAACATCTCTTACCATTCTAGCTGCTCTATCTTTTATTTCATCATCAGATAATTTTAGTGGAGAATTTTCTGGTAAAGCATTGTTAAACTTTTTAAGATACTCTTGCTCTCTAATATACATATTAATTTTAAAGAAATCATCTTCTGCTATATATGCATTTTGAGCTTTGTTTGCTAGTTTTTTTAAACCTATTTTATCAAAAGTCCAATCAATAGCTCCTACTACTTTTCCTTTTGGTAATGAACCAACATCATTTGCTAATCCTTGTAAATCTCTAGCAACTACACCTTTGTTTAATAGTCCTCTTTCTGATAACTCTTCGTGAAACTTTTGAAGCTCTCTATCATTTGATGTTCTAGCTCTTAATACTTTAATAATATCTCTAGTTTGTTTTACATCAAAAACATTTATACCATTTGCTAATGACATTTGAACACCACCAGCTACGTTCTTTACGTGAGTAGTATGTGACCAAACAGTTTTAGCAGCCTGTGATAAACCTTTTAATAATACTAAGTTTCTGTAAGTATTACTATTTTCTAAAGAAGCTTGTCCCCACCTTTTATAGTCACTAAAGTATTGTAACATTTCAGGAGTTGTATGTAGTCCAGAAAGTTTTCCATAGCCATTAGGAATTACTTCACTAAATATTCCTTCAGCTTCTTCTCTAAAATAAATACCTAAACCATCATCATAAGATTGTTGATAAAATTTATTATCTTCTATAATTTTACTAAGTTTAGATGTGGAGTTAATAATACTTTGAACAGGGTTTTCTATTTCACCTAATAAATTTCTTATTGGAGAAGGTATTTCTTTTTTACCATTAAGTATTTGCTTTCTTATTTTATCAAAAGTATTTACACTAGATTGAAAAGTATTACTATCAACACCTCTTTTAAGTATACCGTTTATACTTGCATTAACTCTTAAAAGTATTTCATCTTCAGATAAATCAGGTTCGTCTTTTTTTATTTGAGCAGTTAAATAATCTTCTGCTTCTTTTAAAACTTTTGGAGTCGGTACATAGTTAGGGTCTTCAAAAAGTTTGTAAGACCTTCTAACATAAAAACCTAAATTATCTCTGTATATTTTCTTTTGAGTTTCTGTAAGCAAATCAGTTTCTAACATTAACTTACTTAAATTATCTTGTAACTCTCTAGCTTCTTTTACAGGTTGTCTTAAGTTCTCTGGAAGTTTGTTTAGTTCTTTTTCAAAAGCTCTTTTTTGTGTTTTACCTACACTTATTCCTTTTCCTGTAACTAGTGTTGGAGTTCTAAAGTCTGTAAATAATACTTTACTTACTTGCTCTAAAATATCTTCTTTATTTGTATCTATATTTTTTACAACATCATCAATAGCTGTTTCTAAATTATATGATATATTAGTTATAGTGTCTGTCCATTTTTCTTTAATATTTTCAGTCTTTAAAAACTTTTCGTGTTGCTCTTTAGTTCTTCCTCCTCTTGTAGTAAAAAGTTTTGTTCTAAGATTTTCAAATCCTCTGAGTAATTTACTTTCACTAAATTGTAAATTAGTGCTAGAAATCCATTTAGAAATAGCACCGGGTTCTAATGCTTCTACATCTCCAACATCTGAAACTTTACCATTTGCTATATCTTTTTTTCTATGACTTAATGCAGTTTTTTTAACTGCTTCATTATTTTGACGAACTGTTTCAATTTTAGAAATAAAAGAATCAATTACTTCTTGACCTTTAGAAGATACTGTGTCTAAAAGCTTTGTAAAGTTTTGTCTAAACTGTAATTTTTCAACTGCTTTACCTGCTACTCCTAATCCTCCGACAACTAATAAACCATCAGCTAACAAATTAATTCTATTTTGTAATTGAGTTCTTTCTTCTGGGTCAGCTTCTAAATATTCTTTTAAGTCTCCTAGCATTCCTTCATCTTCAGAAATCATACCGCCAATTAATTCAGGAAACAATGTTTCATCTTCATAAACATTTACACCTAATTGAGTACCTAATTCACCTATTACTAGATTTTCAGGACTAATCATTTTTTTAGAAGGTTTAAAAAGTTGAGATGCTTTAGTTACTTTACCTGCTCCTGCTAAACCTAATCCAAGTTCAGCTACATCTCTTGCAAAAGCTACAGCTTCATTATTAGGTTTTTTAATAGCTGCTACTGTTCTGTCTCCACGTTTTACTCTTTCTACATTTTTTTCACCTACAGCTACATTATAAAAATTCTGAAGAACATCTTCTTGTTTTTCATAAATTTTTTCTGTAACTGGTTTTAAAACATCAGGAACTGAAGCATCTGTTAGCATTCTTCCTAATTCAACAGCTTCTGTAACTGTGCTTGTAACAGCACCAGCACCGAATCTTTTAAATTCTTGTTTTTGTTTTTCAGTTAATAGGCTATACAGGTTTCCGAAAGGACCGGGAGTATACTCTAAAAAATCAAAAGAGTTTTTGTTATTGGTTTCAGACATTATTTAAAAATACTTTCGTATACGTTTAGTAATTCTTCTGTTTTTTGAGTAGCATATTGTACTGCATCAATGTCTTGTTTTTCTAAGAAAGCAGAACTAACAGGGTCTACTAATTCAGACATAACAGTATTAAATATTGTTAAAGTAAGTTTATCTATTCCTGCATTTCTTATATCAGCTTCTAAAGATTTAATAAGAGGACTATCTTTAGGTACTCCTTGTTTCTTTAAGTCTTCTAAAGTATACATTTTATTTCTTAAGTCTATAGTAGTTTTATCTTCACCTAATTCAGGAACTCTTTGAGCTACATAGTTTTGTTTACGTAAAGTATAGTTTAGATATTCTGCAGGTTTAGTATCTTTGTCAGGTATTGCTTTACCTTCTTTTTTTATAAATGCATCAAATTGATTATTTACTCTATCTATTTTAGCTAGTAAAGGGTCAAAGTCAACTGATGAAGTTATTATAGTAGCTTTTAATTTATTTCTTGTTATACCACTTTCAGGTAATTTAGAAATAATACTTCTTTGTAAGTCTGTATCTTTTACAGTGCTTATTATATTTAATGAAGCTTCATCTTTATTTAATGTAAATTCATTAGGGTCTCTGTATAATTCAATGATAGCATCGTCTTTAATTTCGTCAGGATTTAAAAGATAACCAAACGAACCTCTTGTTGCTATGTTTCTATTGTCTTTTATTTTTTGCTCAGTAAGTTCTTCTTTTTTCTTACCAGTAAGGAAGTTCCATCCTTTATGTACTAAACTTACATTTCCGGGAGCTGTTATTTGTTTTTCTTGAGAAACATAATAATCTTCAAAAGGTTTAAAGAACTCTTCTTTAGATAATCTTTTATCAACATTACCTGTGTTAATTTTTTCTTTATGTAAAGACTCTAATGCATCTTGATATTCTTGTATTTCTTTTATTTTAAATTGTCTTTCACTTTCTAATAGTTTACCACCTGAAGGAAAATTAGGATTAAGTTCATTAAATTTTGATTCTGCTTTTATTCTAAAATAATTAGGGTCTTTTTTAAAAGCTGCATCATCGTCCATTAAACTATTGTAAGCATTCCATTTGTTTGTAACTGAAGCTTCATCAAAAGTTTTTTGTCTTTCAAGTTCTTTTAAATTTTTCATAACTCTAGATTGCATTTGAGATTCTTTAGCATTAAAAAATAATGTAGCTAATAAAATATTTCTAGCTTTTTTATCTTTTCTTTTACCGCCAGATAAATAAGCACCAGCTATATCTCCCCAGCTTGTACCAGAACTTTTACCTAATAAACTTGTATAATCCTTTGCCATTTTATTCCTCTCTACCTAATAAACTTTTTGATTCTTTTTCCTCTTCAACTCTTTCTAATAAACTAGGAGCTAATTCTGTTTCTTCTATCATTTCTCTAACTTCTTGTGGAACTGATTGAGGACTTACTCTTTGAGCAGCTATTTGTCTCATTTTATCTAATTCACTAATACCGCTTTCAATTGTTTGTATTTGGTCATCAGAAGACATTTCTGTAGGAGCTTCATCGTCTCCAGCTTCTAATGAATAATCTATGTCAGCTTTTTCTGCAAGAGCCATAATCATATACATAGTTGGCTCCATAAGTAGTAACATTAAATCAGGACTCCATTTACCTTCTAAAAATCCAGAATATAAAGTTATAGAAGCAATATCAACAACTCCAACACCATTACTAAGAGAAAGTAAAACATTACCTGTAGTTTCTGGAACTGTTAAAGTTTCAAAAACATACATCATAGCTTCTCTAGGATTTGCATATTCTGGTGGAGTTTCCCAGTTATAAGGCTGGTCTGGAGAATTAGTAAGACTTTGTCCCGGTATAGGTCTACCTCTTTCTAAACTTCCTTGTATAAAATTAATTGCTTTTTCTGAAACTGCCATAATGTTATCCCATTTGTCCCATTAAATATTGTGGTGAAAGTGTACCATAAAATAAAGACTGATTAAGTTGATTAAAGTTAGTAGCTTGTAAGTTTGGCATTTGAGTTTGAATTTCTGCCATATATGCAGATTGTGGACCTTCCATAGAACCAACTGGTTGAACTCCTCTACTATAAAACTCTTCTTCTGGCTCTCCTTCTATTGCTCCCATAGCATATTGCATTCCAATTTGTCTTGTTGCATCACTTGCAAAGTCTCTAAAAGAATCAGTATCAGGAAGTAAAAAGTCTTTAGTTTTTTCTCCAGCTACTCTTATCTTATCTCCAATAGGTAAATCTCTAAAGCTAGGACTTAAAATTTCTTTACCCTGAGCTATTTGACCTTCTAATGTAGGTCCTGCAATATCAGAAGGACTTACTACTGCATCAACTGCACTAGTTACATCTCCTTTAGCAAAAGGGTTAATTTTATTTATATTTGTTTTTAATCCTTGAAACCATTTAGTATTTCCAAACAAAGCATTAGCTCCACCCCAGAAAGTCATAGCTAATCCTATGCCTCCTATAATTTTACCAAGCTTACTACCCATAAGCTTTTTAACACCTTTTTTAATTTTCTTTCCTACTTTTCTTAAAAATCCCATAATTTTATCCTAATCCTTGTCTATAAGAACTCCCTAAAGTTGTTAATAAATTACTTAAATAATCATCGTATTTTTCACCCGGCTTACCTTCGTTAGCAATAGCTGTGGCAATGATTTGAGCTTTTCTATTTTCTTCATTTTCACTAGCTCTAAAATCAAAGTCAGCTTGGTCTCTTAACTCTTGCCATAAAAATGATAAGTTCTGTGATGTAAAACCAAAAGCATTCATAGCATTTTGCATATTAATTTGATTCTGTGCAGCAGTATTAACTGTGTTAGCTTGTCTTCTCCACTGTACATTAGATGCTTCAACAGCAGCAGCATTTTGTGAGTTCCAACTATTTCTTGCAAAGTCTTGTTGAGAATTAAATTGGTCTACTTGAGATGTAAGTTGAGCATTAAATTTACTTATGTCAGCTTCTCTTGCAGTTCTTCTAGCTTCTGCAGCATTTTCTTGAGCAGCATTAAATTGACTCATAGCATTTTCTTGTGAAGCATTATATTGACTCATTTGTGCATTAAGACTTGCCATAAATTGATTTGTTTGTTGTTCATTTACAGCACCAAATTGTCTTGCAGCATTTTCTGCAGACTGATTAGATAACAATCTTTGTTGCTCTTGTTGAGCTTTCATCATGTTAGCTTGTTGTTGATTATTAAGATTACTCATGTCCATCTGTAAAAAGTTTTGAGCATTACTTATAGCTAACTTAGTTCTTTGGTCTGCAGTAGCCATATCTAAACTTGCCATAGCTGTAGCATTTTGCATAATAGACTGTTGTTCAGCGTTCATATTTTGTATTGCTACTGTCTGCATAAACTTACTATTAGCTAACACTCTTTGTTGGTCAGCGTTAAAGTTTGCCATATCCATATTAGCAACTATAGAAGCATTTTGCATAGCTCTTTGTTGGTCAACATTTAATTGAGTTATACCCATTTGTTGTGCTAACTCTGCATTACGTATGTTGAGTTGCATCTGCTTATTAAGATTTGCAAGTTCTGTTTGTTGAGCAGCACTAAGATTTTCTGAACCAGCTTGATTAAGAGCTGACAAATTTGCAAGTCTTGTTTGTTGTTCTGTAGAAAGATTAGCTCTTTCCATGTCTTGTTTAAATGCTGCATTTTTAGCTAAGAAGTCTGCTGCAACTTGCATCTCTGTAAGACGTTCTTGGTTTTCAGCAGCTTGGTTAGCTCCTTCAACTTGTGCTTCTATTTGCAGCTCTGCTAAATCAATTTGTTGTTCATTACCTAAGTTTTGTGAATTAATAGCTTGTTGATTTTGAGCATTAAGAACAGCAGCTTGTTGTTGGTTTTGCAAGTTAGCCATTCTTGTTTGTTGTTGTTGTTGAGCAGTTGTCATTACAGCATCTTGTCTAAACTGACTCTGCATAACTCCCATTTGTTGAGCAAACTGTGCAGTCTGACTTTCAGCAGTTTGTCTATTAGCTAAATTTTGTAATCTTAATTGTTGTTGTTGTGTAGCTTGTTGTAAATTAGCTTGTTGCTCATTACTTAAATTTTGAGCTGCTCTTTGTTGTAAAGCTGTAGCATTACTTTGTGCAATTGGTAAAGCACTTTGAATAATAGAATTAAATAAAGCATCTCTACCAACGGTTGAAGCTGACATACCTCTTTGAGCTAACATAGCGTTTACAGAATCTACTGCAGGTTTAGCCCACATAGGAACTTCACCATCTTCCATGCCACCTAATAAACTTTCAATTTGTGAAGATACTAAAGCTTCTGTAGGTAAAGCAGCAATAGCAGCATTAACTTCTACAGGATTAGTATCTACTTGAGCTTCTACAGTTGCAGGGTCTTCTACAATAGCAGCAGCTATGTCTTGTGGTATATCTGCAGTTTGTGCAACCATAGTAGCAGCAGCACCTTTTGCAGCAGTTCCTTTTACTGCTCTTTGTTTAGCAGCTTCATAACCTACTTGACCTATAATTTGTGCAGCTTCT